CGTTCCTTTTCTAACCCACAAAACACCTCAATTGGGCATGAACCGACTGGATCAGCTTGATAGACCTTAAAACTGGAGAGATCTTAAGCGATCAGGTTTATTCGGGATTAGGAGGTGTGCAAACACCACGTATTCATTCTAAACTTAATGATTTACCATCAAAAGGTCAAGAAATGATCGACTTTGCTACTGAACTTGGCATCAACCTTATGGAATGGCAAAAGTTTGTTTGCATTCATGGTCATAAAGTAAGACCAGATGGTCGCTGGGCGCATTCCGAACTGGGATTGATCATGGCACGCCAGCAGGGCAAATCAACTTTGATGATGCTTCGGATCTTAACTGGAATGTTTGTTTGGGGTGAAGGCTTACAGCTTGCGTCTGCTCATCGACTTACAACTTCCCTTGAAACCTTTAGGCAGATAGTTGCACTTATGGAAGCCAATCCAAAGTTGGAAAAGGAAGTAAAGAAAATCCGCTGGCAACATGGCGCGGAGGAAATAGAATTATTTGGCAATAGACGCTTTGTTGTAAAGGCAGCAAACAATGCGGCTAGAGGTTTAAGCAAACCCGAAACAATTCACTTAGACGAACTTAGAGAATATAAAGACGAGGATGCCTGGTCATCAATGCGTTATTCCATGATGGCTGCTAAAAACCCACAGGTTTGGATTTATTCATCAGCAGGAGATCAACATTCGGTAATCCTAAACAAATTGCGTGAGAGGGCGTTGGTTTCAGCTACGACCAACGATCCGATTGGTTGGTTTGAGTGGAGTGCAGAACCCGATGCCCCAATTCTCCTTCCGTCAGGAGAAATGAACTGGCAGGCATTTGCTCAAGCCAATCCATCGCTAGGAATAACAATTCATCCAGATAACTTAAAAGCCATTATCAATGATCCGCCAGATATTGTTCGAACTGAAGTTTTGGCACAATGGGTCGATACAATTAACTCAGCTATTGATGCACAAAAATGGGGATTATGTCAGACAGATCCAATACCTTTAGATCCTGAGAAAGAAACTTGGTTTGGATTAGATTTAAGTCCAGATAGAAAGTTTGGCGCATTAGTTGCCACACAAAAACTTCCGGGCGAAAAGTTTAACTTGGTTTTACTGCACACTTGGTCAAATGATTATTCAATCAATGATTTAGCGGTTGCAAATGATATTGCTCCATATGTTAGAAAATATAATGTTCAGACTATCGCTTATTCCAAGAGGACTGCACAAGCTGTCGCGAGTCGGCTAGTTCCTGCTGGAATTCCCATTACAGATATGGATGGGGCGATATATGCTGAAAGTTGTGATCGGTGGCTGGGCGCAATCAATTCCCATCGATTACAGCATGGAGGGCAGGATGAACTGACCCAACAAACACTTTCCGCTGCGAAACTGCCCTATGGGGATGGGTCATGGATCATTGGAAGGCGTGCAAGTCGAGTGGCAGTTTGTGCAGCTGTCGCTTCGGCATTAGCAACTTATTTTGCGACACAACAAGAAACGGAAATAGATATACAAGTCGGATAATTAGGAAATATGGTATATTATGTGCTAATGGGATTATTCGACCGCTTTCAAGTAAATACAAAAACCGCAACAGATGGCGTTGATGTTGCCGCTGCTAACGCTCCATATAATATTCAACAGGCTTTAGGTGGAATTTACTTTTCACAACAAACCGCAACTCGCGAAATGGCTATGTCAGTTCCAGCACTTGCGAGAGCAAGAAATATTATTTGTTCAACAGTTGGATCACTACCTTTAGAAGGCTATAACAAATTCACTGGAGCACATGTTGAACCAGTTCAAGCAATTTGGCAACCAGATGCAAGAATTACTGGATCAGCTGTTTATGCTTGGCTTGCTGAGGATATATTGTTTTATGGCGTAGGTTATGGATTAGTTTTAGATGCTTACTCAGTTTCAGATGGCGCAAGAGTTCGCCAATGGACAAGAGTTGCACCAAATAGAATCATTCCTAGATTAAATAATAATTCAACCGAAATTATTGGTTATGAATTAGATGGAATTATGACACCACAATCAGGAATTGGATCTATTGTCCGATTTGATGGATTAGATGAAGGAATTTTACAAAGAGCAGGTCGCACGATCCGTGCAGCTTTAGAATTAGAAAAGGCTGCTGAACTTTACGCAAAAGAACCAGTTCCAACAATGGTATTAAAATCAAATGGAACTAATTTGACACCAGAGAGAATTTCAAAACTTCTCGAAAGTTGGAAAATCGCGAGATCAACTAGAGCAACCGCATTCTTGAATGCTAATGTTGAATTAACGGCTTTAGGATTTGATCCAGCAAAACTTCAATTGAATGAAGCGCGTCAATATGTTGCTTTGGAAATTTCAAGAGCAGCAGGAATACCGGCTTATTTTATTTCAGCAGAAACAACATCAATGACCTATTCAAATTCCGTAAATGAAAGAAAGGCTTTGATTGATTTCTCATTACGACCAATCCTTACTGCAATTGAACAAAGATTAACAATGCCAGATTTTACGCCTTACGGAACTGAGATCCGTTTTAGCGTTGATGATTTCTTGCGTGGAGATGCACTACAAAGAGCGCAAGTTTATGAAATCCTAAACCGCATCGGTGCAATGAGCATCGAACAAATCCAAGAGGAGGAGGACTTAATCAAATGAAGATTAACTTCCCAATAACCATAACCGCAGCCGATACAAACAAGCGAACAATTTCTGGAACAATTGTTTCTTGGAATGAGCGTGGTAATACCAGCGCAGGCGCAACAATATTTGCAAAAGACAGTATTGATTTCTCAAAGCCAGTCAAATTGCTTTTGGAACATGACAAAACTCGACCACTTGGTAAATTGATTGATATAACTGCAAACGATCAAGGTTTAGAAGGCACATTTAAGTTAGCAAAAACTTTTGCAGCTGATGATGCATTAGAGGAAGCAGCAACTGGATTACGTGATGGATTTTCCGTTGGTGTAATGGTTGATGCTTGGGATAACAAAGAAGGCGCAATGGTTATTTCAAAAAGTTCATTAGCTGAGGTCAGTTTGGTGTCTGATCCTGCAATTGCATCAGCAAGAGTTGAAAAAGTCGTAGCGACTGAAACAACACCAGAGAATTCCGAAGCAACCGCTGAGGATACAACAACACAGGAGGACAAAGTGTCTGATATTACTTCAGATGCTCCTATCGCAACCGAAGCGGTAGAAGCTGCAAAGTCTGAGCCTGTGGCAGTAGTAGCAAATCAACCAGTTGCTTACGCGAAGCCACGCTCACCAATCGTGTCTGCTGGATCTTACTTAGAGCACTCAATCAAAGCCGCTATGGGCAACGATGAGAGCCGCACTTATGTTAAGTTCGCAGATGACACAACAACCAACACAGGTCTAACACTTCCACAACACCTAAACGAGTTTATTACAACAACAATTGGCGCACGCCCATCAGTTGATGCAATTTCTCGCGGTGTTCTGCCAGCATCAGGAATGTCATTCACAATTCCTAAATTAACAACCGCACCAACAGTTGATGGAAACTCAACTGAGGGCGAAGCACTTGGCGGAACTGAAATGGCTTCTGGCTATATTACAGTTGATGTTAAGAAAGCTGCTGGACTTCAAAACATTTCTTGGGAATTGATCGATCGATCATCACCAGTTTTCTATGATGAATTAATTCGTCAATTAAACAATGCTTATGCAAAAGCAACTGACACCGCTGTATTCACTCAAATGTTTACAGATGGAACAGTTGGAACTGCAACCACAGCTGATGCTGATGGCTTACAGGCTTACATTGCAACTGAGGCTGCTGCTGCTTATGCTGCAACTGGCGGATTTGCAACTAACTTGATCACAAACAGCTCATGGTGGTCAGTAATGCTTGCTGCGCAAGATACAACAAAGCGTCCAATTTATGCTGCTGCTAATCCAAGCAACAACTCAGGTATCGCTTCACCTTCATCAGTAGTTGGCTCAGTATTAGGCACAAACCTATATGTTGATCCATTTATTGGTTCAGGAACAGCTGATGACACAATGCTTTTGGTTAATCCAGATGCAATCACATTCTACGAAGCACCAAAGACAACTCTACAAGTTCAGGCATTCGCTAATGGCCGCCTACAAGTAGCAGTTTATGGATACTACGCAATTGCAACCAAGGTTGCAGGCGGTATCCGTCGCTTCAACAAGGCTTAATTGCCCTTAATGCCTACTGGTGCTCCCGCTGGTAGGCAGCTATAAATGGGAGTAATAAGGAGATGACATGCCAACCATAATTACAGCTTCAGAGTTGAGATCTGTGCTTGGTGTGTCATCATCCTTATATTCTGATGCTTACTTAAACCAAATTATCGATACCGCAGAAACTGTTATTCTGCCAATGCTAGTTACATTCAAAGCACCAATTCAAAAAGTAGAGCTGACAAATAATGTCGCCACTTTCACTACACTAGGGATTCATGAATTCACCGAAGGACAATCAGTCGTCATCACAGGATGCGGATCACCTTACAACGGAACAAGAGTTGTGCTGGCAGATAATCTTGGACAATATACCTTTTCACAATCCATCACTAATGCCGATTTACTCGCGACTAATGTCATCCCATCCGGAATTGCTGCCCTTTCTGGCGGATCAACTTATGTTGGAAATGCAGCTGTTCAATCAGCCGTCTATACAGTTTCAGTCGAAGTTTTCCAAGCAAGACTTGCAGGTGGAGGACAAATCGAAGGAGTAGATTTTACCAGCACGCCTTTCCGCATGGGTAGAAGTTTATTCAACAAATGCGTTGGGTTATTAGGCAGTTATATTGACACCGAAAGCATGGCTCAATAGTGGCTAACCAAACAATTCTTGAACAAGTTCGCACACCTTTAGCCACAGCTTTAGCAAGTGTTGCAGGTAATGTTTATGCTTATGTTCCAGAAACAGTTATTCCGCCAGCAGTAGTTGTCGTTCCAGACAGCCCATATTTGGAATTTGAAACAATAAACAAAAGCAATATCAGAGCAAAAGTTAATTTTACTATTTCAGTTGCAGTTGCATACAACAGCAACCCTGCATCGCTCGACAATATCGAGCAATTGATTATAAGCGTTCTGGCAGTAATTCCTGGTGGATATATTGTCAGCTCGGTCGAAAGACCAACAGTCACCACAGTCGGAGCATCGACTTTGCTAATTGCAGATGTTCGAGTATCTACCTACTACACACGCACAGTCTAAGGAGAAATCATGGCAACCACAGTAATCACAGGTCGCGATATTTCGTTGTCTTTCACAGGTGGAACAGACATCGAAGCACAAGCAACCAATGCAGTTTTGACAAAAATCAATGAGCGTCAGTCATATCAAACACTTGACGGAATTGCTTACAAAACCACTTTCACCAGCGGAACTTTCCAATTGGATATGTTAGCCGACTGGGGTAAGACAAGTTCTGTTTGCGAGGCTATTTGGGCAGCAGCAGAAAGCGCACCAGACACAGATATCAACATTACACTTACAACTGCAACTGGCGCACAATTTGTATTTCCAATCAAACCTGAATTTCCAACAGCTGGAGGATCAGGCGTAGATGCACAAACTGTTTCATTTACTTTCACAGTCACCAATGGAAATGTAACCGAAACATTTAGTTAAAAAATAGAAACGGGAGCAAAAAATGAAGTTACCAATCACAATTGAATATAACTCAGGCGAGCAAGCAACCTATATTGCCCAACCGCCTGAGTGGGCTAAGTGGGAGAAATCAACTGGCAACACCATAAGCCAAGCAAAAGAAAAACTTGGCATGTGGGATCTGATGTTTTTAGCATACAACGCTCACAAGCGCGAAGCTGCTGGAAAACCAGTTAAACCATTTGAGGCTTGGATGGAAACAGTCGGCGATGTCATTGTCGGTGATGCAAACCCAAAAGCCACCCAGCAGGAAGCCTAAGTAGATTATTGGTTGAGTTGGCAATAGCCACTCAAATTCCAATGAGTGAATGGGTTGATGGCGAGGATGTTTTAACAGCGATCGAGATATTGGAGGAACGGAATGGCAACTAGCACCGAACCTCTAATAGTTTATGACAAAAAAGAGCTTATGCAGTTTGCTAAAGTCATGAGAAATATGAGCGATATTGCTACTGAGGAAACTAGACGCAGAGTTGGCGAATTAGCACAAAGGGAATTGACCGAAATTCGTCGTGTTGCTTCATCAAGAGGCAAGGTTGCTGATCGTGTCGCTCAAGGCGGTAAGGTAAAGAAATCCTCATTACTTGGTGAAATATCTTTTGGTTTTGCTTCACAAAGATTTTCTGGTGGTGCAACAACTCAATTTAATACTCGAAATGACCCAAAAGGTAATCGTAAAGGTATTGGTGCAGCAGCTGAATTTGGTTCAGGTAAATATCCACAATTTCCAAGATGGTCTGGCCCAATGCCAAAAGGCCCGGGATCAAGAGGTTGGTTTATTTATCCAACAATTAGACATTTGCAACCAACTATAATTAAGGAATTTGAAGATATAATTTTAGACATTAGAAAAGAGTTCAATGATGGCAAGTAGAACATTAACCCTTGCTTTAGCTGCCGATATTGATAATCTTAAAAAAGGTTTAGATGATGCTGAAAAGGTTGTAAATAAATCAGCTGACAATATAGCCGAATTTGGCAAGAAGGCAGCATTAGCATTTGCAGCCGTAGGAGCAGCAGCCACAGCATTTGCAGTATCAGCAGTTCGTGCAGCAGCTGAGGATGAGAAAAGCCGTAAGACCTTAGAGCAAACTATTCGCTCCAGCACTAAAGCCACAGAGGATCAGATAGCAGCAATCGATACTTATATTACAAAACAATCCATTGCCACAGCTACAACCGATGAAGTTTTAAGACCAGCATTTGCCAGACTTATTCGATCAACTAATGATGTTACCAAAGCCCAAGAATTATTGTCATTATCTCAAGAAATTGCCACCGCAACTGGTAAGCCATTAGAAACTGTTACAAATGCGCTTGCAAAATCATTTGATGGATCAAACACAGCACTTGGCAAATTAGGTGTTGGTATAGATGCAACTACCCTTAAAACAAAATCTCATGAGGAAATCATGCAGATGCTCAAGGGAACCTACAAAGGTTTTATTGACAATGAGGCAACCAATGCTGAGTTTAAATTCAAGCAATTAACCATCGCCCTTGATGAAACTAAAGAAAAGATTGGAACTGCTTTATTACCAATCGTTAAGCAATTGGCAGATTATATTTTGGCAACTGTTGTTCCCAATGTGCAAGCCTTTGCTGCCGGATTAACTGGTGAGGATGGAGTAGTTGCAGGCATAACAAATGCAACAGAAGGTGCTTATAAATTTGGTCAGCAATTAATTTCCGTCATTGGATTTATTATCAGCATCAAAGATGAATTAATTATATTGGCTGGTATTATTGCAACAGTATTTGTAGTTAATAAAGTGCTTGCATTTGTTGCAGCTGTTGAAGTATTGGTTGGCGCAATGGTGGCTCTTAGAAATTCAGCTGCCCTTGCTGCTACTGCAACCGCTCTTGCAACTGGTGGAGTGTCTATTGGTGCAGGCGCAGTTGCTTTGGCAGGTGTTGGTTTAGGTGTTGGTTTGGCAACTGATTTTGGTCAAACCACAGATATCGCTCCACCACAACCAGGATATCGTGGAGGAGGAGTTGCTCCAACTGTTACAAATAACATCACAGTTCAATCATTAGACAGCGAGAGCGCAGCTAGAGCAGTTGCTAAGGTAATTAACGAAAGCGCAGCAAGATCAATTCCAGCATTGAGTGGCAGAAGCGTTCGAGGCGATTAATGACTGTCTTTACTCCTGAATGGAAATTGACTGTTGGTGGAACTGATTATACAAACATAGCAATCAGCGATATTCAACATCAGGCTGGTCGGACTGATATTTATACACAGCCATCCCCATCTTATATGCAAGTTACTTTGGTGGCTTTATCTGGTCAAACCTTACCTTTTGCAATCAACGATAGTTTTGCTTTACAAGTTAAAAATAGTTCAGGAACTTATGTCAATCTCTTTGGTGGAGATATTACTGATCTAACTGTTGAAGTTGGAGCATTTGGAAATATAGCAAAGGTTGCTAATTACACAATTTTGGCAATGGGATCTTTGGTTAAGTTAGCAAGAGAATTATATTCTGATGCAGTTTCCCAAGATGAAGATGGCAATCAAATATACGGAATTCTTTCAAGCGTATTACTGGCATCTTGGAATGATGTTCCAGCAGCATCAACTTGGGCAACGTATTCTGCAACTGAAACTTGGGCTACTGCTGGAAATCAAGGACTTGGCGAAATTGATCAGCCTGGTCTTTACACAATGCAAAATCGAAGTGGAACGGAAGCCCCAGACACTATTTACAACATTGCAAGCCTTATAGCCAATTCAGCCTTTGGATATTTGTATGAGGACAGTGCAGGCAATATTGGTTATGCAGACGCAGATCATCGCCAAACTTATCTGTTAGCCAATGGTTATGTTGATCTTGATGCCAATCATGCTTTAGGTTCAGGTTTATCAACCATCACTAGATCAGGTGATATTCGAAATGACATTATTATCAATTATGGCTCAAATTTTAGCCAAGAAAAAACTGCATCATCAGCATCATCAATTGCACTTTATGGTTACAAAGGTGAAAGTATTAATTCGACAATTCATTCAGCAATAGATGCTCAAGCTGTGGCAGATCGTTATATTGCCCAAAGAGCCTTCCCATTACCAGCATTTCAAAGCATCACTTTCCCATTGACAAATCCTGAAATTGATAACTCAGATCGGGATAACTTGCTTGGGATCTTTATGGGTCAGCCATTGAACATTCAAAACCTACCTACCCAGATTTCAGCTGGTGAGTTTGAAGGTTATGTTGAAGGCTGGCGTTGGAGCACTAGATTCAATGAACTATTTCTAACAATAAATCTTTCACCAGTTGCGTTCAGTCAAGTCGCAATGCGATGGAATACTGTGCCTGTTGGTGAGGCTTGGAACACCTTATCCACAACTTTGACATGGGAATACGCTACAATCGTATCCTAAGAATAGGACAATATGGCAACCACTACTAACTATGGCTGGACAACACCAGATGACACCGCGCTGGTCAAGGATGGCGCATCTGCTATTCGCACACTTGGTTCATCTGTTGATACAACCACAAAAGCATTAAACCCATCTACAACTCTTGGCGATATTGAATATCGTTCATCCACAGCTAATACAAACACAAGACTTGGAATTGGATCAACTGGAAATGTTTTAACTGTTGCTGGTGGCGTGCCAACTTGGGCTGCCCCTGCTGGTGGCGGAAAAGTTTTACAGGTAGTTAATGCACAATATGGAACAGAGGTTTTATTATTGAGCAGCACTTTTACGGATACAGGATTAACAGCAACAATTACCCCATCATCAGCAACAAGCAAAATTCTTGTTTTAGTAAATCACACTGGAGTCTATAAAGCATACGATAACGCAACAAACTCAATGGGTTTGCAGTTATTAAGAAATGGATCAAGTATTTTGGTATTTGAGAAAAAAGCAGGTTTTACGAATACAACGATTGAAAGTGCTGTTGGATCAGTTTCAACTTCATATCTAGATAGTCCAGCAACAACTTCTGCAACAACATATAAAACTCAATTTAAAAATTTCTTTAATGGAACAAATGTAAGAATACAATATGCAGATTCTATTTCAACCATTACTCTATTAGAAATTGGTGCATAATGACAAACACAGAAATTGCTGAGGCAATTGCTTATTTAGTTCCAAATCCTGAATTGGTCTTGGTTGGACATGATTTAGATGGATTAACTTGGTTAGATGAAAGACCTATGCCATCAAAAGCAGAAATTGAAAAGGCAGTAAAAGATTTGGTAAAAATTAAAAAAGCCGAAGCAGAAAAAAAGGCTGCTGCCAAATCTGCAATCCTTGATCGCATTGGTTTAAC